CGTTCTGGGTTCCGAGGACCTGTATTCCCACGGCGGGGGTAGCCCCCACGGCAGCAGCCGAGACAAACGGCGCAGTGGTTGCGTATGAGTATTCTCGACGCAGCCATCCCCACTTACGCCTGGAGCAGATGTCCAGGTAGGACTGGTTCAGCTTGCGATCAAGCTTAGCGTCCGACTGGGAGTAATCCTCGCGCCGCTCTTGGAGAGCCGTTCTGAGTTCCGAAAGGTTCACGAACGACCCTCCAAGCTGGGCGGGGGATTAACTAAGCCTTGCGACGGTAACGGATTTGAACCTTGAGGTTAGTCAAGTTCGCTGCCGTACCACCCTTTGTGCATGTGATGTAGACACCACGACCGTCAGGAACCAACTGGTTCTGGTCTGGGGTCAACGTCATTGGCACATGGTTTGTAATCGGGTTTGCCTGGGTCGTTGGCGCGGAGCCAAAGAAATCAGATCCAGCACCACCGCCTGCGCCTTTGTAGCCAGCCTGAAAGGTCCAGTTGTTTGCCGCGTGAGCAGCTACGGAGCCTTCAGAGCAGATGGTGATTGCTTCGACATAAATATCTGTGTCTTCAGCGCCAAAAAGAAAGAGATCGCTACCAGTGGCGCTAAGGGTGCCAATGTTGATGACGACATCTGTATTTACCGAATACCCGTGAGGAGCGTAGTCCTTCGAAACGCGACTAACGTGTGGGGCTAGAGAAGCCATTTTCAATTCTCCTAGCTGTGTAAAGCGAGGGGCCGAAGCCCCCCGCTACACACGTTAGTTATTAGCCCCAGGTGGTGAGGCCGTTAAAGAAAACAGTCTGAAGGCCAGTGCCAGCAGTATGAGCAACGCCGCAGATGCGAACTCCAGAGGCGTCGGCCTCAAAGCCTGTTCCTCCAGTCCCTTCAACGTCGTTATTGCTTGCGCGCAACTGAATGCCCTCACCAATGCCAGAGGCTGTGTTCTGAACATTAACCTGACACACCCCCATAATCCGAATAAGGACATCCTCGCCAATGGCAAAGGTGCTCTTACCGTTGGAGCCCAGGACCACCCCAAACGGGGCAACCTGATCCAGGCATGTACTGAGCGCTCCTACGGCTCTCGTCGAAAGGCCATCGTCGGTAGCACCGACAGCGGGATCAATCTGAACGACATCTCCCCGGCTTAGTGCCGCATGAGCGCGGCCCGCGATGTCCAGTTGAAGAGCTGAGCCACCATGAATAAATGTAGACATTTTTGTGTCTCCTTTCCCAGCTTAAAACTGGATTGCGCCAGTAAAGTTAGACACAGCCTGACGAGCCAAGCTTGATGCCGTGAGCATGGCAGTAAAGTAAGTGTGGGCGATGATGACATCACTGTTGGGCGGAGTCATGAAGTCCGTCATACGGAAGTCATCGTGGCTCAGGATTGCAAGCTGCAAGCCAACACCTGTCGCCTTACCCTGAACAAACGGGTTCTTTCCCGGAACCGTGAAGTGTTCCGGCTTCAAGTTGAAGTCGTTCACCTGACGCTTTCCGGTAGTGGTCAGCATGTAGGTAAGGCCCGTTCCAACCAACTGCTCCTCGGGAACCACCGGGGTGCCCTCAAAGAGAAGGTTCTGGAAACCCTGGTCCCACAGCGCCTTGTCCCGCTCAGCCTGATTGGGAGCCACCAGACGCTTGAAGAAGCGATACACCTGGGGGTCCGTCAGAATGATGTCGGGATGGGTGCTTTTCTGAGAAGCATCCATGTAAAGCTGTTCCCAGGTATCGAGGCCATCGGTTCCGAAGGCTGTCATCTGGGCTGACTGGTTATCCCAATTCACATATCCACCAGCAATGCCAGACTGAGCAATTCCACCGACCGTGAGGTTGGGGGTTGCGCTCACACTGGCGGGGCAGATGAACTGAGGAAGGCCCTGCAACTCATTGGGAGCAGCAGCGTTCGTCGTATACAACTGTCGGGAAAGCTCGTTGATCAGGCTGATCTTGGAGATCGCCATCTTCGCGTTGAGCAGGTTGACGATCTGGTAAGCGCCACGGTTCTGAGCAAGCTCAGTGTTGTCAACGACAACAGATGCGCGGTTCTTGTACCAAGTCGGGTAACGGGCCGTGTCCGGTCCATCTTCCGGCGTAGTCGAAAAGGTTGCGTAGGTTCCAATGGCCGAGACGTTGGAAGACTCGGTGAGGACTACGGGCATGCGGCATTCTGTGCCACCTTCATAACGGACTGCGCCCTGGCGATACATATGCCAGAGGAGAGGGTTGGACTGCACGATCTCCATTGCAACGGAGTCTCGAACAGCCTGGAGCGTAGTCGAATAGACACGATCCAACGCGAGGTTCGTAATTGTATTAGCAGGCATTTTATTCCTTTAGGTTTTAAAACCCCTGCTCTTTCAATGCTCTGGTCGCTGCCTCTAAAGCGGTTTCCCGCTTCTTCTTAGAGACAACAGATCCTTTGCGTGAAGCTACAGGAGCCGCCGCGTGGCGCTTCTTAGACTTTGCCTTGGTTTTTGCTTCACTGACATGCGCCCTGGCGACCTTCGCAGCGATGCGAACGGCCTTGGCAGGGTTAGTGACAGCAAGCTCTGTCAGGTCGGGGTCCGAATCGAGTACCTGACCCACAGTGGCTGCAAAGGTTCCGTGATCAATGTCGGGGTAATCCTGCGCCCATGCCTGATAGGCACGAACCACACGCTGTTGCGTAGCGATGGGTTGGATCTCGGCAACTGCGTTGCCAACTCCCAACTCATTTAGCTTTGCCTTAACAGCCTCGTTGACGTAATGACTGATGACATCTTCAGGGGAGGCCCCCTTCGACATGTCTGGAGCCGCTGGCTCCTCTGCCTCCGTCTCGGCCTTCGCCTGATTTTGGCGAAGCAGGATCTGATCGACTACTGATCTACGGTCTTCGAGCGACTGCCGGTCGCTAGCGAGGCTTTGAGTCTTCTTCGTGTAATCCGATTGCCTCAGGAATCCGCGCTTTAGTTCTGCCTTAACCTCGGCAGGCACGTTTTCCATTGCTTCTATGTAGCTAAGCGGGTTGTCCGAAAAATCTTCAGTCTCCTCGGTTTCCTCGAAACCGTCGTCTGCCGAAGCTCCGGTCCCATCTTCGAGGGTGTCCACTTCTTCGTGGGCCTCGTCATGTGGGGTGTCGGTGGCGTCCATTGGTGTATTGTCTCCCAGCTCTGGATAATCCCAGAGTTTCTATTATGTGGGTGCATTCTCGTTTTATTGTCAAGTACCATCAAGCCATGTCAGCAAGAAAACCAAAATTAACCGCAAAAGAAGTGGACCTTTGGCATGAGAGAATCTCTCGTGCAGAGAAGGATATGGAGGAAAATGTTCTCGACGAGTGGAAGAAATCGTTCGAGGACTACATAGGCAAGAGGCACGACGAGGACGCCTATCACGATGATAGCGACGTTCCCAACTTTAACTTCCTACTGTCTACCTCCAACTCTCTACTTCCAGCGATCATCAGCGCAGACCCCTACCTCCGCATGCTCCCTCGTCGCCCAGACGATAAAGAGAGCGCAAAGATCGCAGAGGCTGCGGTCAACTATGTCTTCAGGGAGATCAATATAAAGAGGACAGTGAAGGACGCTGTTCTTGACGCAATGCTCTATGGGATTGGGTTTGCCAAAGTTGGATATGACCCATCTGGCGCATTCCTTATGGAGGAGGACTATGAGGTTGGTCCCGAGATTCTTGCGGAGGACGAAGACGCGGCAAAGCCTGACTCAAGAATCCTGAGAGAGGCCATGGCGATGGAGGACGTTCCATTTGATGATGGTCCGCAGGACAACCCAACCGCCGAAAGAATCGCCCCATGGGACGTTCTCTTGCCCGCTGGATACGACGATATTCAGAAGTGTCCGTGGGTCTGCGAGCGCATGACTGTAAGGCTGGAAGACCTTAGTGCTGACGACAGGTTCAGCCTGCCTAAGAATATCTCCGCTGACTCCTGGCTATCGGACACCGTCCCATCTGAGTACAGCTACTACAAGGACGACGACTTCCTTGGAGAGACTAAGCCTGCTGAATACATCACGGTCTACGAGATCAGGTACTGGACGAGGACGAAGAACGGACAGCGAAGGCGGTGTCTGTGGCTGACCAGGAAGCAGGAGGGCCTGGACTCAAAGGAAACCATTCTTCGCCATATTGACGATCCGCTCCTCATGCGTGGATATCCCTACCAGCAGCTTCAGTTCATACATGTCCCAGGAATGATGTACGCGCCTAAGACGGCAGACCTTGCATCTATCAGGCCCATCGCTGACAGGCTGAACGAGGAGTGGAGCTACCTGCTAAAGCACCACAGGATCTCATCACGCAGGAAGTGGGTTGCCCTGCCTGGGGCGCTGGAGGATGGAAGCCTCGCTGGGTTGCTTGAATCTGACAACGACATGGAGGTTGCCGAGGTCCCAGCAAACATTGGGGATATCAGGCAGGCGATTATGCTTCTTCCCGAGGCCGCACCGCCAAGCACTACGCCAATGGTTCTACAGGGCCTACAGCGCATGATGTACGAGATCAGCGGCGTTGATGTCTACATGCGCGGTGGCGTGGGAAGAAAGGGTACGACAGCCACAGAGGTAGCCGTCTCCTCACAGCTAAGCACCAACCGCGCCGGAACTAGGCTCGATCTGACAGAGCGCTTTGTCGAGGGCATTGGGCGTCAGATGCTGTCTATCATTCGCCAGTATTGGGACGACCCCAGATACCTCAGAATCGCAGGACCAGGAGGGGAGGACGAGTTTCTCTCTTTCTCCTCTGGAGACATTTCAGGGATGTTTGACATCAGGATTGAGGCTGGCTCCACGCTAGGAAACGACCCTGCAAGCGAGCAGCAAGCCTTCATGGGCCTGCTAGGCACGATACAGGCAACCATCGGCTCTCTAGTTCCCCTGGTGCAGAGCGGTCTGGCTTCCCCAGATACAATTAAAAACTTCGTAGATAAGGCTTTCGCAATCTGGCAAGCTGACAAGCGTATGCTTATGGAGCCAATGGCTGCGCTTCAAGCCGCCGCAACCCCACAGGGCGCTCCCACACCAGCAGCAGTTGGTCAGGGTCGTGGAATGGGTGGTCAGGGAGAATCCCTCTCTGGACCCCCCAAGGGCGGCGAGGGCGGTCCTGGCGGCGCTACCAGCGGAACCGGTGGCACCGCAGACCTACAAACACTGATGTCTAGAGTAAGAGGAGCCTGATGCCTTTCTATCCGATGCGCTGCACATTTTCTGGGTGCGGCCTTGAGTTTGAATACTTCACCAAGCCAGACCTGTATGACATTTCCAAGAAGGACGACTTCAGGGATGTGCGCTGCTCCTACTGTGGAAGCTTTGGTACGGCAGAACGCTGCTATCCAAGCGACTCAGCGCCAGCAAACATAACGGTAAAGGGCACCTGGGGTAAGCACGCAAGCCCTGGCCTGAAGGGCAAGGACTTCTACACAAAGCAGGAGCGTGATCGTCAGCTAGCCTCTGTCGGAAGAACCACCTTTGACGACGGAGACAACCCTCACCCCAAGAAGTCGAACAGCGCCGCCAAGACGTTCAGGGTCGGTAAAGATGGAAATCTCGTCCAAGACAAAAAGCCTTCTGATCTTCTGCGTGAGTATGCAGAAGAAAATGATGGTCTTATTGATTTCGCTGGACTCGTGGAGAAGACGGGGCTTCCGAAAAGAAAGCTCCAGGGGGCCGTGATGGGCGCGATTCGTGGCGGCTGGCTGGAGAAGGCTGAAGCAGAGAGAACCTATCGCCTTCTCTGACTCGCCATCATCTTGCTCTTAAACTTCTTAGACCAGTTCTCATACTGATCCCACTCATCACCAGACCACTCGTTATGGTTTCCTGACGCAGCCTGGACGGGCTCTGACCTGACCTCAGACCCGCTTCCTGGGCAGTAATGAGCGACGGCGTTTGCGATCATCATTGACACGCAGGCGTCGTCGCTCTTGCCTGCCGGGGCAGACATCTTCGCATCAGTGTCATGGCCCTCTGGCGTTCTCTTGATGATACTTCTGTAGGCAGACATCTCAGCGAGGACTGCCTGAGAGCGGATCTTTACATAACCGTCCTTCAGCGCCTTCTGCATCAGCCCAACCATCGCTGGCTTAGTCTTCCTGTTGGTGTCCCAGCCAAGCGTCTGCGTAGGCCCATTAAGGCTGTCCACCGTCTTTCGGCGGTACATGTTCCAATACTTAGTCTGGTTAAGCATCGCAATCAGGCCCGCACCAAGGCCAGAGGCCTCCGGTGCCAGCACCCCGTTGTTGTAGAAGATGGCAATCATCAGAACCGTCTCGGCAAGGATGTCGAGATCCACCTTCCCCCGCCACTCGGCAACCTGCTCCATGCTCGCTATATCAATCACGCAGATATGGTCCCAATCCCTAGAGGTGGGGCCCTTGCTAACATCTGCCGATATCACGTACCTGCGCTTTGATTCGGGCTTCTTCCAGATGGAGAGACGGCCGTTGCCAGGAAGCGCTTCTTCAAGCTCTGGCCTATAGCTAGAGAAGATTCTTGCGCGACCACCCTCAAGCCCAGAGCCGTCCACAATCTCGTGCCAGCTATGCTCAGGCGAGTCGTTATGCTCCAGGGTCCTTACCTTCTTCGCGCAGAGCGTACAGTCGCAGCCATGCGCGCGAACCTGCTCCCATATCTTCTGCTGGTCAAAGACGGGGCTTCCAGATGCGGAGAATGCCTCCTGGTCTGTGCTTGGGTATTCCTGGTGGAATCGATCAAGGGACCCTCCGCACTTACTTACCAGGGTTTCCCTCCTCCATTGCAGGTTCTCTATCGAGATCCAGTCTCCGAACTTCTCAAGAAGCTCTTTCTCATCACCGTTAAGGCTTTTCCTGAAGTCTTCCTCGCTGACGCTTAGCGGCCTTGAATACTCCTCCATCAGGAACCATGGAGTGAATAGCGCGTACCACGTTGAATCTGGATGACCTGGGTGCTTTCTCTTTAGCTCCATCCATGGCGGTATCTCGTCCCACCAGACGTTTGCCGCTAGGTATTGAGTGTGGTGAAAGTCTCCAGCACCGTTGCACGTTGACTCTGCATAAATCATCGTCCCAGCTTCGTCTGGAACCGCCTGTAGTGTGGCCAAGAAGAACTCCTCGGGCCGCTTGTAGAACGCAACCTCAGAGCAGTGAACCTGACGCGCTGTAAAGCCACGAGCATCGTCAACGCTCTTTGCGGTCATGACGATAAATCTGGATCGAAGGCCAGCGGCACCATGGGGTGCCCTGAAGTCCAACTCGTACACGTTGTTGTAGCGAGTCATCGGCTGGAGATTGGGCGGCAGGTAGTCGTAGAAGACCTTGCACTTAGTAAAGATCGCTCTAACCGATGGCTCTGTGTGTGCGGCAACCAGGGCTACCTCATCCTGGTTGGTTATCGACTTCCAGAACATTCGCCCCTGAACATGGGTTGAGCAACCTAGCTGCCTAGCCTTCGCCTCCCAGATTCGGATAGGAACCCCAGCCGCCTCCATCTCAGAGATAAGACCCTCCCTAAGGATCTGACTCTTGTTTAGTGTGAACTTCTTGAACTCCCCAGACTTAGTCTGGATGTGAAGGTGTTCTGCTGCGAAGGAGATGAAGTCACCATGCTCCCCAGAGGTAAGGACCTCTGCCGCCTCATCAACCTTTTGTGCCTTTGCCATCTCTAGTCCATGTGCTTTCTCATACGGTTACTTGGAGGTGGAAGCTCTTTGCTCTTGAACTTCCTTTCCAGGACCTCGCGCCAGTGAGTGATGTTTTCCATCAAGCCAGGAACGTCATCTTCATGAAGCATCCGACAGTTCCAGATGGTGTCTTTCAAGATGATGTGAGGGTAGATAACCCAGGCAACCTTCATCTCTCCAGCTACCGCATCCAGAAGGCGCTTCGCCTCGTATCTGCCTACGCCGATAGCCTCTCCAACAAACCTGGGTGCCATGTATCCAGATTCATTAGCCGTCTTAAACGCCCGCTTTGCGTTGGTATCTTCAAAGACTTCTGAGCCTGGGTAGATCGGTGGACCCACATGCCAGTTGCCGTCAGAGCCAAACCACTTGCGCCACTTTCTTCGGGTCAGAGCGGCGTGTCTCCACTGCTCCATCTCCCACCCATATCTACTTATGTCGTCCTTGAACTCAGGGATCGCACTGTTGGTCTGAACGGTGTCCTTGCCGCTCGGCGGAGATGACGAGGGCCTATAGGCAACAGAGTCGTCAGCGGCCCTTCGCCATGAATTGACGCCACCGACTCGCTTGTTCCTAGCCAACCTTTACAAACCTATCCGGCCCAACACACTTCCAGACCCTACGGTATGCTGGTCGCAGGCGCATAAAGGCCTCTGCGTTGATCTCCTCTGGAGCCACTGGCTTCGGAGCTTCCTCGCCCTGCTCAGCAACAGTCTTGATTGCGTCGATGTGTCTACCGATCTCTGCGATCAATGAAGATCGATGCTTGCCATCAATCTCCCGCTCAAGGACACTCTCAAGGTCTTCGAGGGACATTCCGTCAAGCTCTTTGGTGGCATTTCTCACGCTATAATCGCTAGGGTCGAAAGACATTTAATTCTCCAGGGTTACTCGTATGGCTTACATGAAAAGAAAGAAAAAGCCCAAGAAATCAACCAAAAAGGCTACCAGCAAACCAAAGCCTAAGACAAAGGCCAAGCGGTACAAAGCGAGCTACTGATGCCTGTAAAGAAGTGCAAAGCCAAGGGCAAGTCGGGCCGCAAGTACGGCTCTAAAGGTAAGTGCTATACAGGCAAGGGGGCCAAGGGGAAGGCCGCTAAGCAGGGTCGCGCAGTCAAGGCGTCTCAAGGGAGAAGGAAGCGGTATTGACGTGGCGAAAAAAACATTCACAGAGAGTTTGGCCGATGCCGCTGAGTCGTG